ACGGAGGAATTTTGGGCATATGGCGAAGATCCATCAACTGGAGCCGTACCACTCGTGTTGGTATTTCCATTATATGTAACAGAATATGTCCATTGCGCATACAATGTAGTATTTGCAACAATAGAAAATGTATTTCCTTCCGAATAAGCAGTTCCGGTTCCATTAGCAAGAGTGTTCCATCCTATGAAGGGGTATCCAGTTTTTGCTAACGAACCAGTATTTCCTAAAACTGATACGGAAGAACCTCCGTCATATGGCGATGAATTATCCACTGGAGCAGTGCCACTCGTGTTAGTATTGCCATTATATGCCATGGTGTAAGTATCCACTCCAAAAGAAAGTATACCATTTGATGAATTTACAGATGAATTTAGTGGACTAGAAGAAGCAGTATTTGTAAATGCAAAAGTGTTCAAATTATAGGAATAGTAATATGGCGCAGTACCTTTGGAAACAAACACGCGTGTAGTTGCCGTACTACCAGCTTGACTCGTATATAATAAAGTATAAGTATATCCAGATGTGGAACCAAATACCGATGGAGCAGATGTGTATCTATTGAAAGCACTTGCACTATTCGGATCGTATAGCGCGGCATTATACGCAGATAAAACGTATGGAACATTCGTTCCTCTTGATGTCCAAACTGATCCTGGATTATTTGTATTGATATTTGTTGGAGTAGTTCCACTTGTTAACATAGCATTTGCGGATGCATCGGTCCACTTAGTTTCTCCCACAAATGCTGCAATATATGTTCCTGATGTAGCAAGATTTATAGAGGATGTTGTTAGTGAAACCGCGACCAATCCCTCACCTGTTCCACCAGACCAAACATAACAATTGGATATCGTTATGTTTGGTCTGGTGACGTAATTGGCTGCATCCTTTCCACCACATATACCACCACATGTTGCATCAATTATTCCTAACGAATAACTATTCGATATTTCTACAGATCCAGTATATAAAGTATTACTACTAAATCCAACATTTGCGCCAACTATACCACCTCCGATTTCAGCGACGTTATTTCCATTGTTATAACAACCAGTAATTACACACGTTTTACTAGTGTTAAAACCAAAGCGAATACCCGCAATGCCACCTGCATATGTTGCTTGTACCTGAAGATTTCCAATATTTGCACAATTTGTAATACTTGCTAAACCAGAATTACTTCCAGCATCTTGACCTACAATACCACCTGCTCCTATACCCAAAATTGTACCACTATTCGTGCAGCCCGTAAAAGTCGCTAAACCAGAAGTATCTCCAGCATTTGCGCCTGCAATACCACCTGAACCAGTTCCACCAATGCTTGCAAGATTCGTGCAATTTGTAAATGATGCTGAACCATTATTTCCAGCATTTGCACCTGCAATTCCACCAGCCGATCGTGTCGCGGCAACGACTCCAGCATTCGTGCAATTTGTAAACGATGCTGAACCACCAATTCCAGCATTTACACCTGCAATTCCACCTGCACCATTTCCACTAATATTTCCACTATTTGTGCAATTTATAAAATTTGCTGAACCGCGATCTCCAGCACTAGCTGCAGCAATCCCACCTGTACTAATTCCAGAAATGCCTCCATTATTTGTGCAGTTTGTAAAAGTTACGGAACCACCAAAGCTTCCAACACTAGATCCAGCAATCCCACCTCCACGATTAACGATACCATTATTCGTGCAACCTATTATTTTATTTCCTAAAACTCCTCTTCCAAAAAACGACCGACACACCCAACCTCCTGTTGTAGTCAAAGCTGAACCATTGGAGGAACGCATTATGAAATTCTGTACAACTATATTTGGATTGCCAATTGCACCTGATGTCCCATTCTGTATCAATCCTGAATAATTGATAATATTAGATATATTTATAGTATTACTTGAACCATCAAATGTTATATACTCAGAACCAGCAATGAAATAGCATTCTACTGTTCCACTTGCTGTCTCGAGAAAAAAATTTAAAGTCTGTGTAGCTACAATCCGTAAAACACTAGACAAATTGCTGTTAACAAATCGTACTGGCCAATTTCCGCTACCAATAGGTGTCCAAGTAGCTGTAGTCGTATTATAATAATCTATTCGTACTCCATCAGCATTCATTCGTAGCCCAACATCTCCATTTGCACCATCCAGTGTAATAGTTGTTAGAGCAAGCGTAGAAGCGTAATTGGAAATGTTCTCATTAAAATATAAATCTCTAACATTTTCATTAGTGCTTTCCATGACCCAATCTCCGCCGTGGTTAAGGTTTCCCGTCTGGTCATTGGATGCGCCAACCACAACAGACGTTTGCGAGGCCAACAAGGCATAATAACTTTTCCAATTAGAATATTGCAAGGTATTACATGCCAAAAAATCAATATGCCGTACGTTAAATTCGTTGATACATTTTATCAAAAAAGAGACATTCTCTGTAAAACTTTTTTGGTTCTCTGCTAAATCGCTTTCCTCAAACAATAGTTTATTATTCATAAAAGCCGCCGTAAAATTGGTTCCTCTATCATGGAAAACAAGAGAGATCCGTTGAATAGAAGAAGCGGGGAATTTTCGTCTAAATAAAGCAAGTAATTCATCGGTGCTAGAATTATAACTATAAATAATAGGAAAAGTATTTGCATTGACGCTATCATAAAATTGTTGCTTATCAGAGACGATGGAATCAATCAACAAAACATTTGTCATATTGGATGTATCAATAGTATCATTAAATATAAGGGGTGTAATTTGTTCCAGAGGCAATTCAGTCTCTAGAGGTAAACCTGGGTCCTCTGCAAATTCTGAATCTAAAGACATATTGATATTATCATCCATGATGTACTACTATAAGATGATATTATTTATACAAATATAAATCAAATATATATGTTGTTGGAGACAAAAGTTTCCACAAATATTGCAAATTTACGATTCTCTCAAATCTGTTTTAATTAAAATTGAAATAAATATTAATTATTTAGTACTATACATAACTAATAATATGGCGGCAACTCAAAACGAAGAACTATCTCAGAAGTACCAGCAAAAGACGGATAAGGAGCATATCCTGGCCAATCCCGACACGTACATTGGTTCTGTCGAGGAGGTGGATACAGATATGTGGATATTGAATGAAGAAACACAAAAAATTGTTCTAAAGAATATTAGGTATGTTCCAGGTCTATACAAGCTGTTTGATGAAGGCATCGTGAATTGTCGCGATCATGTAGTGCGCATGTTGCAGGCCGTTGCAAATAAACAACCCAACGCGATTCCCGTCTCGTATATTGATATTGATATTCAAGCGGACGGCACGATTGTAATGATTAACGATGGAAATGGAATCGATGTCGCGATGCACCCTGAATACAATATTTGGATTCCTGAATTAATCTTTGGACACTTGCGCACGAGCACAAATTACGACAAGTCAGAGAAAAAGATTGTTGGTGGTAAGAACGGCTTCGGATTCAAGCTGGTTCTCATTTGGTCGACTTGTGGCTCTATTGAGACGATTGACCATGTGCGCGGACTCAAGTATGTTCAAACGTTCTCAAACAATCTAGACGTTATTGGAAAGCCAAGTGTTACCAAATGCAAAAATAAACCTTATACAAAAATTACCTTCAAGCCTGATTATCAAAGATTGGGTATTGCGGGTCTATCACTAGATATGATTGGGCTTTTGAAAAAGCGTGTGCACGACATTGCAGCGGTCACAGATAAAACACTCAAGGTGAAGTACAACACCACGGCGGTTCCCGTGAAGAACTTCCCGCAATATGTTGACATGTATCTTGGACCCAAAGAGGATAATCCGCGTGCGTATGAACTTGCGGACAACGAACGCTGGGAATATTCCGTTGGTCTAAGCGCCGAGCATGAGTTCCAGCAAGTTTCGTTTGTAAATGGCATCAACACCAGCAAGGGTGGCAAACACGTGGAATATATCTTGAATCAGATTACTAGAAAATTGTCTGCGTTTATTGAAAAGAAAAAGAAGATAGTTGTGAATGCAAACGCAATCAAGGAGCAACTCATTCTGTTCTTGCGGTGTGATATTGAGAATCCGGCATTTGATAGTCAGACCAAGGATTTCATGAATACGCCAAGCGCGAAGTTCGGGTCGTCTTGTGTGGTAAGCGACAAGTTCATTGAAAAGTTGGCGAAGATGGGAGTTATGGATGCTGCTTGTGCTCTGACCGAAGTGAAGGAAAACAAAGCAGCCAAGAAAACGGATGGCGTAAAAAGCAAGCACATTCGTGGTATTCCAAAGCTGATTGATGCGAATTGGGCAGGGACAGACAAGTCCAGACAATGTATCATCATCTTTTGTGAGGGTGATTCAGCCAAGGCGGGAATTGTTTCGGGGCTGTCCTCTGAAGACCGCAATATCTTTGGCGTGTATCCGATGAAGGGCAAGATTATGAATGTGCGTGGCGAGACCACCAAAAAGATTACTGATAACAAAGAGATTACTGAAATCAAGAAGATTTTGGGTTTGGAATCTGGCAAGAATTATAAAGACATTGATGACGTGTACAAGTCGTTGCGTTATGGTAAGGTCTTGTTCATGACAGATCAGGATTTGGACGGCAGTCATATCAAGGGTTTGGGTATCAACTTGTTTCAGTCCGTATGGCCGAGCCTAGCGACGATTCCAGGATTCATCGGTTTCATGAACACGCCGATTTTGAAAGCTCGCAAGGGCAACAAGGAATTGGTGTTTTATAACAACGGCGAATATGAGGCGTGGTTGGAAGCATCAAACAATCAGGATATGAGTTGGAATATCAAATATTACAAGGGTCTAGGTACAAGCACTGGAAAGGAGTTTCGCGAGTATTTTGAGAAGAAGAAGATCGTCGGGTTCCAGCATACTGGTGCAGAAAGCGACGATGCGATTGACATGGTGTTCAATAAAAAGCGCGCAGATGACCGAAAGGATTGGTTGGGCGAGTATGATCGCGGAAGTTATTTGGATACGGCTGAAGAAAATGTAAGCTATACAGACTTTATCAACAAGGAACTAATCCACTTTTCCAAATATGATTGCGATAGAAGTATTCCCAATTTGATGGATGGCTTGAAGATTAGTTTGCGTAAAATTCTGTATTCGGCGTTTAAGAAAAATCTGCATACGGAAATCAAGGTTGCGCAGTTTACTGGCTATGTCTCTGAGCATTCGGGATATCATCATGGCGAGGCGTCTTTGAACGCAGCGATCGTCGGTATGGCGCAAAACTTTGTGGGTTCAAACAATATTAATCTGCTGATTCCGAGTGGGCAGTTCGGCACAAGATTGCAGGGCGGTAAGGATAGTGCATCTGAAAGATACATCTTCACATTCTTGAATAATATTACGAGATCTATATTCCCAGCGGTGGATGACAACATCTTGAAATATTTGGATGATGATGGACAAATCGTAGAGCCGTTGTTCTATGCGCCGATTATTCCGATGGTATTAGTGAATGGAACGAAGGGTATCGGCACAGGTTTCAGCACAGATATTATGTGTTATAATCCGTTGAATATTATTGATTATTTAAAAGCAAAATTGTTAAACAATCTGGAAGCAACTTCTTGTGTGGACTTTGTCCCATACTATGAGGGATTTCAAGGAACGATTACAAAAATTTCAGAGTCTTCTTCTGGCAATAGCAAGTACTTAATCAAGGGAAAATACGAAACGATTGGCGTGGACAAGATCCGCGTGACGGAATTGCCGGTTGGTTTATGGACCGATGATTTCAAAGCGCACTTGGAGTCCTTGACGGAGACATCGGATGCTACTGGCAAAAAGGTGGTGCCGATCATCAAGGATTTTGATGACATGTGTAAAGATACGAGCGTAGACTTTACGATTCAATTGAACAAGGGTCAGCTCGCGGAATTGTCGTCAGCCGCAACTGATCATGGATGCAATGCTTTAGAAAAGACGTTGAAGTTATACACGACAAGTTCAAGTAGTAATATGCATTTATTCGATGCGAATGACAAGTTGAAGAAATATGCGAATGTTGCAGATATCATTGATGATTACTACACGACAAGACTTGAGTTGTACGGAACACGCAAGACTTATTTGGTGAAGGCGATTTCACAAGACGTTTCGTTATTGTCAAACAAGGCCAAGTATATTAAAGAAGTTCTCAATGACACGATTGACTTGCGCAAAAAGACGAAGGACCAAGTGCATGAGATGTTGTTAAAGAAAGGATATGATCAACTTGGTAAGGACGCGGATTTCAAATATTTGACAAAGATGGCAATGGATAGCGTGACAGAGGAGAACGTCGCCAGGTTGTTGAAGGAACACGGGGACAAGGTTGCCGAATTGGAAAAGATTCAGTTAACCACAATACAAACAATGTGGCTGACTGAACTGGAGACATTGCGTTCAGAATATATTCAATATACTGAGGAGCGCCAAAGAATGATGTCAGGTGTTGCAAAGGAAAAGGTTAAGAAGACTGCAGTGAAAAGCAAAGCAAAAATAACCAAGTCGCTACTCATCTCTGATGACTAGATTAAAACCAAGGCTTCAATATCAATTCTTTGTCGTCGTCTTTTGCTAGAACAGGATGGGCGATAGGAACATACATGTTGCTAGCGTCGCTGAGGTATTTCATATAACCTTTTGCTTCGCTATAAACCTGTTGTATGCAAAAATTCAACACCATTTGATTTAATGCTTCAATTTGACCTGAAATATTGCCAGGAAGATTGGCTGAATATTGTAAATAAATAGAGCGCATAACGATTTTTAAACTATCGCAATCTTGCGGTGCAACTACATATTGGTTATTCGATTGCTTATACACACCAGCGCGAATACCATTTTGAATTATTTGTATATTTTCTTTAGAGAAATATGCATTTGATAAAGTACTATCATCCCACTGACCTTCAAGCGGATTTCTATAGGTACTACATTGATGCGCGGGAATTTTATCATACATATTAAAAAGAGACTTGGTGTCAGGAGTCTGTATATCTATTCTACCATTACTAACCCGGTTCATTATATAATATAAAATAAAAAAATATATTCTTTCTAATTTATATATGGCGACGATTCAATCAATAATATTAACGTTGGCAATAGTTATTCTTTTAATTATCCTAATAGTAATTGGTATAAATATTAGCATCTCTCAAAACAAGCAAGTCTGGCCACCCGTGACAGGCGATTGTCCTGATTATTGGTTAGACCAAGGAAAGGGAGGGTCGCAATGCGTTGTAAATGCAAAAAACGACAATCTTGGTTTAGCAACATCTCCAATGGATTTTAGTTTACCAATTTATAGCGGTAGTAATGGTCCATGCATAAAGTACACCTGGGCAAATAAGAATAAAGTAAGCTGGGACGGGATAACATATGGAGTTCCTAACCCATGCATAAGGAAGTAATACCCGTACACATATTTTTCTATTTGATCTATTTGAATAATAATGCTAAATAAATAACTGACTCTAAAGGTTGAAGGACGTAAATTTAACATTATTAATACAAAAAACATAAAAAGAATGTCAAACATTATAACATGGACGAACTAAACCTCAACAACATATTAAATCGCGAAGAAGAATCAAATAATGTGAAGAAACTTCTTACTACTTTTGAAGCAAATAAACATGATCCTCTTGTTAAAAAAGGTATATATGTATATGGTAGCCCTGGTTGCGGAAAGACCACATTTGTTATGAAAATTTTAAAAGACATGGAATATGATGTTATCAAATATGATGCGGGAGATATACGAAATAAATTGGTCATTGATACAATTACCAAACATAACATGTCTGATAAAAATATTATGAGCATGTTTCATAAAAAAATTAAAAAGATTGCCATCGTTATGGATGAGATTGATGGCATGAATAATGGAGACAAGGGAGGCATTAATACGCTAATTAAATTGATTCGACCCAAAAAGACTAAAAAACAAAAACAAGAGGAGATGACTATGGTTCCCATTATTTGTATAAGCAATTATCATATGGACAAAAAAATCAAGGAGCTAATGAAGGTCTGTAATTCGGTTGAGTTAAAGGTTCCTACTGCACTGCAAATTAATACTATTGTGAATCATATTATGCCGGACATTGACAATAAGATTATTCCTCATATTAATGAATTTGTTCAAAACGACTTGCGTAAATTAAATACAATTTTCAATATTTATAAAAATAAGCAGGACGTATTGACAAGTGAGATTATTCAAAATATTTTCCAGATGAAATCATATAATGATGATACGAAACAAATAACCAAAAATTTGATTAATAAGCACCATTCTATTCAAGAACATAGTACGCTGATGAATGAAACAGACCGCACTATAGTAGGACTTTTATGGCATGAGAACATTGCAGACGCTTTTACAAAATCAAAACCAAGTGCATATGTTCCGCTATACTTGAACCTTTTGAAAAATATATGTTTTGCGGATTATATTGACCGCATTACATTTCAAAAGCAAATTTGGCAGTTTAATGAGATGAGTTCTATTATTAAAACTTTCCATAGCAATAAAATTTACCATGAATCATTATTGAATTCAACTTGTTCAAAGAAAAAAACGAAATATACTCCAGGTGAAGTACGTTTCACCAAAGTACTAACAAAATACTCGACGGAGTATAACAATTCAACCTTTATCCAAATATTGTGTCATCAGCTTGCAATGGATAAAAAGGATTTGTTTTCTTTTTTCTTAGAGTTGAGAAATAAACAAGACGATAATAATACGGAAATTATGGAAATATTTGATAATTGCGAAATTACCAAATTGGATATTAACCGAATTTATAGATATATAGATAAATATATCAAAGAAGATGCTGTTGGTATCGAGTATGCCGAAACGGAAAGTATAGACGATAATCTTATGTAATCTTAAGGTTATTATTATGTTATTTTATTTAGGTTGCAACTTGAATATACTTCATCAAATTTTTTCTTTTGTTCAATCTGTTTTTGAATGAGGTCGGACATCTTTTTAGTAAGATATTCCGCCTTATCTTTCAACGTAAGATTTTCCGCGGTTAGTTGCGCGATTCTTGACTCATATTGCATTTTAACTTCTTGTACCTGGTGCTGCATTTGGGCATTCATTTGCTGTTGCATTTGTTGCAGTTGTGTTTCCATCTGTTGTCTGTTTTTGGTAAGTATATCTATTTGTTTTACAACATCTGGTTTATTCTCTGGACGACCTGGCTGATAGGCGTCCAATAGTTTGTCAATGTCATTCATAAAAAAACGTAATATCGTATCGTCTCTAATAAAATCAGTTACCTTTTTATTAGATTCTTTAACAAAATCACTTGGTTTATCTAATAACATTTTCTTATCAAACGAATTATGTACATGAGAAAACACTAGAATAGTTTTCAATGGCTCCAGTTGAACAAATGGAATCGTGTAATTTTTTAAAAATTGCTTTTCTTCGCCGACAGCCGCCTCATCGTCATATTTTGTTTGGTTCAATAATTCGCGACGAAATGCAAAGGTTGCAGCAGTCGCATGATTTGGTCCATAAGGTCCAAATTGAATCATTTTTTGTATGTGCTTAAAATAAATGTACATTTCACTTGAACCTGCACACAATGCGTGAGGACTTCTTTCTAATGTTTCTACTGCATGACTTACTCTACAAGGCGGATAATAATCGTCATCGTCCATGTAAACAAGTATAGAACCTGTCGCCTTTTCATGCATGAGATTTCGCTTCTCTCCCAAACTCATTTTTTTCCTGTACCCAAAATATTTGACTCTGGGAATATCTGCTACAAGGTCTTCAATGGAGTCTGTTCCATCATCTATGATAATCCACTCTAATCGGTCCTTTGGATAATCTTGGTTCTCAAAGCATTTAATAATAAATGGGAAAAATGGGCGTCTATTAAAGGTCGGTGTACAAATACTAACAAGAGGTCTCAGCGGTTGTTTTCCCTTTTTTACCATTCAACTATAAATAGTTAAAGCATAACTATTTATATCTTATTTATTGACATTTTATTACGAACGACGTTTCAATGACCTTTTTAAGTTTTTTATTTTGCGAAGTAGTTCGTCTTTTCTCCTACCGCCACCATTTAATGTCGTTTTGGGTTGTTCCGTTGATGGGGGTATAGATGATGTTTGTGGTTCATTCAATTGGGTGGGAGCCGGTTGCGCAATTTCAACCCTTGTAGGTTCTGGTTGAGGCTCTGATTGCGGGGGTCTCTCTGGTTGAGGTTGAGGCTCGGGCTCAGGTTCTGGTTGGGGTTGAGCCTCCCCTCCAGCCGGACAAGGCTTATCTGGTCCAAACAATGAATCATAAACTTTTAACCAAAAGTTGTAAATCATCCTTGGAAGCCATGTCCAAACACCAATCCAAAAAGCAATTACCCTGCTAATAAACCCTTTATCATGATCTTCTTTACTTTTGGCATCGGCATCTTGCTCGTCGCGAGCCATTGCATCCAACTCCGCTTTGGTTGGTTTTCTCTCGGGGCAATACTTTTCATTTCTCTCATATGATGCCAAATCAGGAGTTGACATTGCCGGTGGTTCTTTATTTTTCATCGTTTTATACAAAAACCATATACTCGCCAATCCGACAAATATTGGCGCCTTTATATCCGTCGAATTCATATAGGTTGCATACGTTGTAAAAATACAGAATAAGAACATGAAAATGTCTAGCTTAGATTCAATTAATCCATTGATTGAACTACGGAACCCGTATATCGGATTGTCTTTCATATCCTTTTTCTCTCCTGACTCTTTATCTGTCTGGACTATCTTGGCCTTCATAAATAATGGCGATAATAAACATATAAAACTGATTATTGCAGGTATAGGAGAAAACGATACTGCGAATGCCAAAAAGAATCCTATATACAAATAAATAATAGTTCCGCAAAAGTTATAAATACTTGATAACGGGTCGCATGGTCTCCAAACAGGTTCCGTTGTGCTCTTGTATTTATATTCTTTATCATTGTTTTTATTTGATTTGAGAAGCCAACCAAGATTTAGCAGGCAGAATACAATGCTTACCACTATGCTTACTGGATAAATGATAATCGATAAATATTTCAATAAATATGGCCCTATCAATATTATAAGCGATTCGTTCAAATTACTATTCATAAAATTAAATAAGCTATTCGTAATTCCGTAGTAAAATACAAATAGATTCTGAAGAACAACACATAAATATTTCACCATTGGATCCACCTTTGGGTTGTATTCTATGTTTCTCAGCTTATCAATCAAATAATTCTTTCTTGAAAACTCGTTTATTTCAAAAGCAATTTTAGTTGCATATTCCTTGTATCCTTCTTGGTCTTTATTATATACATAGCTAATATCTATATTTGCTTCAGGAGTAGTAGTTTCATATTTAGGTGAATCTTCTTCGTTGTTTGCGGCTGGTGTATAGGGCATACAATCCAAATCAGTCGGTAAAATATTCGCTTGAGCAACCTTACATGCAAACACAACTCTAGAACCAATTAAAAATATGATTATTAACTTTAACAAGAAATTAAGCACGTCTTTACCCAATCCAGACCAATTAATCTCTTTTTTTTGCGCGATATCTTTATTTCGTGCTTGATCAATTGCCGAGGGCTGTTGATTATCTTCATTTGTTTGTGCCATATATTGTTATATTAAATTGATATAAAAATTACCTACACAATACCCAAATCTCAAATAATTAATATTCGTATTATATAAGAACCAAACATGCCAAATATTATGAAGCCGTTGAAACTGCCCGTGTTTATTATGTTTGCCTTAATAAGCATATTATTGTTTATTGGAATAAATAAATGGATGCATTTATTACTAACAAAGGAATATGTAGTCGAATGCTTAACTAATCCAAACCAAGCGTATACACATACAGTAAATTTGCCGATTAACACAACATACAGCTGTAAAAATATGTGTGGGCCTTATAGTAGATGTTCGCTTACTGGAGAGACGTGTCTAAGTGATGTAGATTGTTATGGATGTCAACCAAACACCAGCGAATTATCCAACACCTTTATTGAATCAAACGTCGTGAAAGGAGAAGATGATGCGGGAAAATACTCATATCTTACTCCTACTTATTCAGAATTAACTACTGATCCAGGTACGCGCGCTAAATTAATTGCGCCTTCTGATAAATTTACACCGCCACCGGATTATAATACTGGTGTTAATATGTGGAGAGCACAATTTGACGAAGGGGAATCTTTGTACGATCAAGTTTACAAACCGCCAGCTACTTTGACAAATCTGCCAACATATCCCCCTAGATACAGCTTATCCGGTCAATTTACGGAACATGGCCCGCTCGCATCAAATGCTTATTTAGAGTAAATGTGCACGCTCTATGATATATCATAAATTTAACATGATATATCATAACAAATTATTACAACAACTTATTACATTGTGCGTTTTAAATAAGCACCAATAGCATTGATGATGTGCCCATCTTTAGCGACGTAAACTAAATAGTTGAACAATATAAATAAATTGACAAATATAGACGCGTTATACATGAATTGTTTTTGTATTCTATGAACTCGAATATCATTTATCTGGTTGTAATTGGTTTTTTTGTACAACGCAAATAATAGTAATACTAACGCCAATGTGAACAAGAAGGCAGATTCATTATGTAAATCACGATTATTTTTTACTTCTTTCAATGTTTGTAATATGTAGATATTTACCGCTGCCAAAAATGATATACTTAATATACCATCATTTATATCCTTCACCTTGTCATTCTCTACAGATAACGTCGTAATGCCTTCTGGTGTATTGATAAATATTGTTATATAAATGTTTAATATGGTTAAAAATAATAACGCCATCCAAAAATTCTTTTGACCGGACGCATGGTATAAAAGCAGTGAGGATAATATAGTTCCAATACTGACTATTGCTAAAAATGGCTTATCAACATGTTCAAAATATTTATTTGAATACTGAACTTCTACATCTACTAAGCTATATCCAATAAATATAACACCTTCAAACTTATTTGTACTACTTATTTCTTTTTTCCATACACCTGTTATAGCATTTGTTTTTACTGCACGATTTGTTATAGGGTCGGTCATAAAATGCGCATATATATTTGTGTTGTCTTCGTATACTGGACCTTTAAAAATAGTTTCAAGAAAATCGGGGTTTGGCTGGAATAAACTAAATAAAAAAGCATAATTGGCTTGTCTCAATAAATCAACATATGATAATCCTAAAATATTTACATCCCTATTTACTCTTAATGTATAATGACTATTACTTAAATAATTTTCCATGGCGTTTACAGATCTTTCAAAGATATAAATATTGTATTCATGCCCTGCATGTTTTACTATTGCATGTTTATTATTGTAGTTAATCCAGTCGACATAATCCATATGGTCTAACATTTTCATTCTGGATACTATTTCTTTTGTAAATAACTCCGACAATTCAGGTTTATGAGATATATTATATTTCATTTGGTCAATATTTTTGCCTGTTATTAAGGAGTGCCAGTCTAATATATAGTATTTTATGACATACATTTGAAGAATAACATAACAGACATATGCACCAATTAAAATATTTTGGTAATTCATTCGCTATTATATTATTGAAAGATAATAATACAATATAATATTTTTACATGTTATTTAATATTTTGACTAAAATACGCTTATGTTGCATACATCAATCCGCAATTACCGCCCACAAAGATAACCATGTTTATTCGCTCTTCAAAAAAATGCAAGTCGAAGTTGTAGTCATAGATTCGCCACGTTGGTTTGTTTATGCCAATAATCTCACCTGAGATGGGGTCGCATATAGTAATTACTTGTGCAAGAGGATCCAACACTGGAATCGTCGTGTTAAACTCTAGTTCAATCTGGTTAAACCGATTCATATTTGTTGCTCCTGCGGGCTGATTATCGGAAAATAACGCACCGGAATTCATGCTATAATTATAACAATATAACCCAAACGGAGCAAATCCAGGTGTGCGAATATACTTTTCAATATAATTATAAACACCTTCTGGTTGCATGTTCTCTCTATATTCGCCATCAAAGAGAATACCCATTTGCTGTAAAATTCCACGCGTGTTTTGACTATTATAATCACCCGTTAACATTAAACCTGTTTGATATCCATCGGGATTTACACCGGGGCCAATTGGGACATCAACGGGAGCTCCAGACACGTCTAATTCAGTTACAATATATGTTCCGTCAGTAGGGGCTAAGGTTAAATCAGACGGCAAATAGTTGTACGGCCAATTCGTATAATTACTCCATTCATTGCGCAAATTTGCGTCGCTTCGTTGGAAGTAAAACAAGTAATCCGTTACCAATCCAAGCGAATCAAGTTGAACCTTGTTGGGACCAGTTACATTATAGAAAATAGTCTCATGCACTTGCTTAAATATATACTTTTGTTCATTCGCCGCAAATAATCTAGATTCGTCATTAGAGAGAAAACAATACGTGCAATTCAAGTGTATATCTGCATTCCATACAGCACGCTTATCAATGTATTTCGATGCGGCTAATGTAACATCGGGTGGGGGTTGGACAAACCGATACATTTGCATATGTTCTAAATTGAAATTCGGCGCGACATATGGATAATTGTAAAGTGGATCAAACACGTCGCGAATAGTAAATAATTGATTAATCGGGCGAAAAGTTATATGAATATGCAACTCATTGTATTGCAGTGCGATGAGCGGAAATGCGCGCTGGGTTTTATTGCAAAACCATGCATTTAGCGGAATGTAAATGGTGCGCCCGCGGATAGAAGGCTCTGGCCCAGAATTTGACGCGGTATAAAACGCGTTTGGATAAGAGTTGACACGCGAACCACTATTGCCTGGGTTATTCATAGATTCATTTCCACCACTCATGGCATTGAACAATAAACGCTTTGTTCCATTTAAATCACGCTCAATCTGTGCCTGTAAATAGTCGCCTGAAAATTCTTGTAGCTTTTGATTGCCGCATGTAATAGAGACACGGCTTATCATTTTTGCACCCAGATTCTCTATCCATTTGAATTCATATGGCGCCCATTTATTTCCAGTCTCAGGTACCGGCGGATAAATCGGCGACCAGATATTAGGCATATCTAATGAGATGTATGTATCCATCAATAAATCGGCATATCTAGGTATCTTGAATGTAAACGTAGATTCATCGGTCAATTGTAATGTTTTTGCGCCTTCATAATCTACACGAAATTTTTGCATGCCGAAATTGGTTATTTTAGAATATGTGCTCTTGAAGAATGTTTTTGAGGGATTTCCATACAATATAATTGATTGTTGCCCTTCACTAATAAGGGATAATAATCCTCCGGCCATGTCGTTATTAATATATAATAATATTATTTAACTCTTTTATTTTTGATATTATAATATATATTTATAACAGATATGGATGATTCGATATTTTATACGATAGTGGTTGCATTAATTACTATTGGAATAGTTATTGCGATTTGGGGGTGGGATTATGTAAACAATTTAGAAGCCAATGGATGCAAATCATTTAATACTATGTATGCATCTCTCAATGGCAAAATTAGTTCCATTACAACGAACCAAAGTAAAATCAAAGATACTCCTAATAATTATACATACACCTTTAAAGATTATTACATCAAAACTGCCTATAATGCTTGTAGTGTTGGCTACTATGAGAACGACGCAGTTTCTACATGTGTATTGAAAGATCTTCTTAAACAAGGAGTTCGCGGGTTTGATTTTGAAATATATTCGATTGATAACGAACCCGTTGTCGCGACTTCTCTCGGAAACAACTTTTATGTAAAGGATACCTTCAACTATGTCAAGTTTGCTGAAGTATTGTCGGTCCTTAAAAATTTCGCATATTCTACTAGCACAGCACCCAATCCAAATGATCCTATCATATTACATCTACGAATCATGAGCAACAATCAAAAAATGTATACACGAATGGCTCGTCTTTTTGAAGGCATGAACGATTATTTATTGGGCAAACAATATAGTTTTGAAAACTCTGGTAAAAATTTAGGAAATGTACCATTGATGGACCTAGCTGGAAAAATAGTTGTAATAGTAGATAAATCAAATTCTGCATTCATGGAAAACAAGGCTTTTAAGGAATATGTTAACATGACAAGTAATTCTGTTTTTATGCGAACACTCAAATTTACAAATGGTGTCAAATATACACCTGATATTGATGAAATGAAATCATATAACAAACAAAACATGTCAATAGTTTTACCGGATGATGGCGCCAATCCTCCAAATCCAGGAAGTTTATTGTCTCGAGCATTAGGTTGCCAAATGGTCGCCATGCGATATCAAACACAAGATAGTAATCTTGCTGAAGATACGGCTTTCTTTGATACGACAGGACACGCATTTTCCTTGAAACCGGTGGAATTGAGATATATACCGGTAACGATTCCTGTGCCACCGCCTCCAAACCCGAAGTTGTCTTATGCTCCGCGTGCATTGGCCGATTCCAGTGGTTTATATAGCTTTAAAATATAAAATCGCATAAAAAAAGGCACCCCTAGCATCCTTTTGTTTAGTTTTTTTAGTTTTTCATTTCATATTTAGTTAGCCCCAACAACAACTCAACCGGATCAAATTTCAGTAATATTTCTTTTTCTGATTTAGTTAGTCGATTTGGACCGCGACTCTCCAAGATTTCGCCCTCGTATTCTACTTGTAAATTCTCGCGCAACTCGGGCATATCCGTAAATATTTGACGATAAAAGGAGAGAAGCATGTCATACTTTTCCAACTGGTCTTCGGGGACCTCAAATATATTGTTTTTAAAATGTTCATTTTGCTTCAGCTTTGCAAGCAATATGTATAGCGTCCAAGATTGGCAAAATACGTCTCCTACGTCAACCTGGGCTGGAGTTGTAAGAGAGACAAATTCTGTCGTATACCCTTTTCTCTCAAAGCAGGGAATGATAACCTCCAGCGAAATCTCTGCCGCGTAAATACCCTTGTTATCTTCCTTGTTTGGATCGTACGCTGGGTCAATAACGCTCAACTTTTTTGTGGTATTGTTTATGATATAACTTTGAAAATGCGTTTCATTGTCGCATTTTGTTCGCTGGATGTTTGACGCGGTGAATACCACCATGTCTGGGTTTCTACTCATTTTATTGCAATATTTTCTTATTTCATTCGCTTTTTCTTCGCGTTTTTTTGCTGACTCCACAAACGCGTCAAATGTGCGAATACATTTTTTGGACGGATTGGTTATTGTTGGATAATAATACAAGATAATATATCTGCGGATGCTTTCATCTCCCAACACGATTTTGAGGGCATGCAACACCCAACTTACTGCCTTCTCTTGATCTTGATGCGTTTCCATATTGATCTATTTTGGTTGTATATATTGATAGTATACAAAAACGTTTCAATTTTTATTTTAGTGGAAAGGACGCATATATTTTTTGTGTATATAATATAACAATCAGATGAAATCCAAAAAAATATGCGATAATAAAATGACGTTTGAAGAATGCGAATTGGCGATTCTCCGCATGTCGGTTGATTTAGCACAAGAAAAAATTGCGAAACGGGTTGTCGCGTCGCCCAGTATACAAGCCATGACCACCATCGTTGCGGATTTTATCAAGCGAAAGGGTTTGATTCCCTACGGAGGCATTGCGATTAATAATATTTTACCCAAGGATGAACAATTTTACGACGAAGAAACCGAAATTCCTGATTATGACTTTTTCTCTCCCAATGCAATGGATGATGCCAAAGAATTGGCGGATATTTATCACAAAAAGGGGTTTGAGCAAGTGGAAGCCAAGGCAGGGCAACATTTTGGGACATACAAGGTATTTGTGCAGTTTATACCTGTTGCGGATATTACCTATCTACCCAGACAATTATTTAATGCTCTTAAAAAGGATGGGTTGCGTGTTAATGGAATTTTGTATACTCCTCCCAATTTTTTGCGCATGTCCATGTATTTAGAGTTGAGTCGGCCTGCGGGAGATACTGGGCGTTGGGAAAAAGTATATAAGCGGTTGCGCCTTTTGAATAAACATTTTCCCATGAAAAATGTCAAATGCAACGATGTTGACTTTCAACGGCCTATGGAGGCATCGCCCGATGAAGCAGAAGAGATATTTAATATTACAAAGGATACCTTAATCAATCAATCGTCAGTGTTTTTTGGTGGATATGCTGTTGCGTTATATTCCAAATATATGCCCACAAAACTACAAAAGAAACTTAAAAATGTACCGGATTTTGATGTTCTCTCTACTGATCCCCAGACTACGGCGGAAATATTAAAAGAGCGTCTTCTTGAGAACGATATTAAAAATGTGCAAATTAAGCACCACAAAGCTATTGGAGAAGTCATTCCTGAGAATTATGAAGTGCGCGTTGGAAAAGATACGATTGCTTACGTTTATGCGACTATTGGATGCCACAGCTACAATACTATTGATGATGGAGAAAAGGAGATTAAAGTAGCTACGATTGATACCATGCTTAGTTTTTATTTGGCGTTTTTGTATGGATACGGGAATAATTTTGCAGAGAGTTATAGTGAGAGAATTCTTTGCATGGCACAATTTTTGTTTGATGTGCAAGAGAAAAATAGATTGTCGCAAAAAGGATTACTACGACGATTCAGTATTACTTGCTATGGGCATCAAGAAAGTTTGGAAGAAATGCGAGCACATAAAGCAGAAAAAATGAAAGAGCTGAGAGAGAAACGTGGTACTAGAATTTATGATGAAAATTTTTTGGTATATAAACCTGGCGAAGTCAAAAAATCGCTTATTAAGTTCAAGGGTAAATCGAAATCTAAATCGGATGACAGCACTACTTCCAGCTCCAGTAGTAGCTCAAGCAGTAGCACCAGTTCCAGTAGTTCAAGTTCAAGCTCTGATAGTAGTCGCAATATAAGACGCCGAAAGCCATACAAAAGAAAGACGCGTAAAACACGTAAGCAACGAACCTTGAAAAGAAAAACCAGAAAAAATATCAAACGTCGTTAAACTTTGAATAAAATTATAACAATTTGCTACAATTTTATTTTATTAGAAATTATAAACTTAACTCTATATATAATAATATTATTATGAAAGAATATGAAGCGAAGTTTTTAAACATTGATATTACATTTATAAAAAACAAACTAAGAGAGAACGGGGCCAAGAAAATACATGATCCTCTCAAATTTTATCGCCTCATTTTCAAACGTTGTGAGGAGAGAGGAGACAAGCCTGGATTCGTGAGAATAAGGGATGAAGGGAAGAAGATTACAATGACAACCAAAATATTCAACGACAAGAAATTTCCAGAGGAATGCGAAGTAAGTATAAATGAATCTTTTGAAAAAGGCTGCGAGTTTTTAAGAGCAATAGGTATTGAAGAGAAGTCATATCAGGAG